CTCTCCGACTCAACCTCCCGATACAAGAACTTATATCTCCTACCTGATTCCATAGCCAACCTACATTCCTTATTCAAGGCCGGAGAGATATATAGATGAAAATACTTATTCCTAGGCATAAAATCCATACACGTATGGACGTAAGAATATCCACCCGTCCCACGCCTATTAATAGTACCGGTAAGTTTATTCAGATATATCTTGCGGTTAGGATTAATCTTATGACATAGATAACCGATGTTGTTTATATAAACCCCTCCCTCATCCTCCAGATACCTATCACGTATGACTTTCCAAATCAACGACTGGCACTCAAGGATATCATTCTTATCCACGATCGT